CCCCGCCATAGCGGCTCTTCAAGCGTATGCGCATTCTGCAGGGCATGCTTAATCTGATTGCAACCCTTATCAGTAACGGACAGCTTGGCCAGCTTTTTAAAGCTACACGTCGGATATTCGCCCCCTGCCAAATCACGGCTAGAGTCGTCCATGCCAAACTGTTTAGCGGCGGATAAATCAACGGGCGGTGCAGGCAGCAGATCAGTAAAGGTCTTCAGGTCAGTCGGCTGACCTTGGGCAATAATTTGTACAGGGCGGCTTGTATTGTTTTTAAAATTGTGCGTGCCGGGAACGCGTAGGATACGTGCTGCGTCTGCAGTTACCGCTGGGTCTGCGTGAAGTTGATGTTGCGCACACAAGCGCTTTAACGCCTTGGCAAAGGGTTGCCAAACGGCCACGGAGACGTCTTCCGTCAAAGGCCAGTACACATGCAAGCCACCACCAGAATTTACCAGCGTAGGGCTCGGTAGTCCGGTTGCTTGCAAGAAGGCAGCTACCGCTTGCGCAGCAGCAGGTTGGTCAACATACGGCTTGCCAGTGCCGCAGTCAAGGTCAAGAAAAAAGGAGCGGAGAAAAGCTGCGTTATCCACAGTCCGCGATGACCCGTCATTGAACGTAGCCAAAGCGAAATACGCATCCACTCCCTGCGAATCAGACGCAGTGCTTACAGCATCCACATCATCAACTGACCCATGAAACGCCTGCCGAACGGTACCTGTGCGAATACCTACTGTGCAGTACGTTCCCTGTGTGGGCAGTACAGAGTTAAGAAAATCAGTCACATAGCCTCGTGAGGTAACTGGGAAAGAAAAGGGACGACGGCCTTAAACCATCGTCCCCGAGGCGATTACTTACGCTTGGAAAGGCGCGAAACAATCTTGGGCATTGCTGCCCTATAGCGAGGGTGCGGCACAGTTCTTCCTGTCATCCAGTTGTACACCGTAGCGCGAGTCACGCCAAACATGGACGCAACCTCCGCCATAGGAATACCTTTGTTGATGCAGACATCGGCCAGCAGCATAACTACCTCCGTTTGGTCTGCATCTTCAACTTTCTGCAGGAATAGGGAGTCGTACCCCCGAGGGCTATTACGCATCGTCGTCCGTTGCCCAGTCACTCAGAATATCCTTCACGTTGCGAGGCGCGGCGGCTTCTGCTTTAGGTTTTGTAACGCGCTTAGTTGGCTCAGGCACTTCCTCTGTGGATACCTTTTCTGCGGCTGCAACGGGGGTATCTTTGAATGCTTGTGGCAATGCTGCTGGCTCGCTGCTGGCTTTGCTTGGAACCATCTTGAACTCCACTGCAAGCTTGGCATCTTCTGATTGGCTTTGAGCTTTAGCGGTTTCCCACTCATTGCGATCCAGAGGGCGCACAGCGCGGAACTTCAATACAGGCACAGCTTCGCTGGTATCAAACCGAGCCTCAGTCACGATGCCAGTGATTGGAATGCCATGACCTGCTAAGAATTTACCAAACGCTTGCAAGGGCATTTTGTCGCCATCAGCACGGCCAAAATAAGACTTGGCAGGGACCGACAGGCGGTACACGTTACCCGCAATATCATCAGCCAAAGCTACGGCAATACGTTTGCTGTAACGGCAGGCACGGGCTTTGCCCTCACCAGAGCCTTCAATGTTTTGTGCGCAGGTTGCGCATGTCTTGCTTTGTGGGCTGGTAACTTCTGGGTTTGGCACAACACCTTCAGCAGACCAGCAAGCTGGCTTGATGTCTTTGCCTTCTTCATACTTCTCTGCATAGAACGTGCGGCTCACGCCCTTGCCAGTTGCAATCACAACAAAGTTCATCGCCCGGTCTTCGTTCTTAGCGACCTCTTCACCGCCTACAACCATGCGCCATACGCCGCCTTTGATTGAAATTTGCTTGCCGCCGGAGCTGCCTGCAATCTCTTTGGTAGTGTCGTCCTGCACATCGCGCAGGTAGTCAGGGATAACGGAAGAACCAGATTTGAAAAGTGATAAGTTGCTCATTTGATTTCCTTTGATGGGATTTACTTGGTGGCCCGGCGGACCGTGATCGAGTACTTAGACTCGACATTTACACCTGCAGGCATAAGCTCAGGATTCTCCTTGATGAATTGCGAGAAGTTACTCTGCGCAATCCGGCGTTCAAGCAGGTCAGGGGCATCATGCTCACGGATGAACTTGTACATACTGTCCCAATCAGAGGTCCAGTATCGTGTTTTAACGGAACGTGTAAACGAGCCGTGTGTAGTCTTGCCACCGTCTTGTCCAGTGACCTTACATAGTTCAAGCAGCTCATGTTCGACTGCATCAAGTTGGGTATCCAACTCAGCAATCTCTGCTTCCATTTGTTTTTTCTTTATTTCTTTGGCGTCTCTGATCTTGATATAGACCTGCACCAATTGGGTTGCGTCGCTCATGGTTGTCCTTTTAATTTACGGTGAACTGGGTGAGGGTACTCGCTGCGTCTGGTGCATATGGCAACCACCGCAAATGAAGTGGCGCTACCAGCATCCGCTTTCCCCTCGATTAAAATTATACAGTGTAAAATTTACGTGTCAATGATTTGTTTGTACAAATCCACCAAGTCCATGTGCAAGTCGATTTTGTTTTGCAACATGGTGTACAGCTTGCGTTCAACGGGACTGCCTTGCAAATGCGTGATAGTTACTTTGTTTGTTTGCCCTGCGCGGTGCGCACGAGAGTTAGCTTGCAAGTAAATCTCCGTAGATGATACAGGCCCCCACCAAACAACTTGGTCGGCTCGCGTTAGGGTAATCCCGTGGGCAGTAGCTTGGGGAATCATGAGTAAAATGCGCGGCTCGTCTTCGGTCTGGAACTGTTTGATAATGTCTGCGCGGCGTGTGGATGCAACCCCACCATGAATGACTGCCGTTGTATAACCTGCGGCCTCTACCTTGGCTTGGATCATCTCCAGCGTGTGCCGATACGGCACGAACACCAGCACCTTATGGTCAGTCTGTGCAATAACGTCAAGCAGCTCTCCAACTCGATTGGCTACATCAAACTCAACCACGTCTCCATCATCCGTATAGACTGCACCTTGTGATACCTGCAAGAGTTTGTTCAGCATAGCGGCGGCATTGACCGCGGTAATCTCTGAGCCTGCAGCCACTGCAATCATTTGCTTGCGAAGCGTTTCGTAATACTTTGTTTGCTGCGCCGTAAGCGGCACCTCTCGGGTGGAGTACAACATGTCCGGCAGGTCAAGGCACTCCTCTTTGGTAAAGCGTATCGCTGGTTGCAATACCTGATGCACAATGTTTTGCGCTTCTTGCCGGGGTGCCCACTTGTACTGCGTAATCTTAAGCATCACACGATCGCGGAACGCTCCAAAGAACCGAGGCACAGCATCAGGGTTTACAAGCTTGGCCAAGCCATACGCATCTAGCGGGGACTGCGAAGCGGGAGTACCCGTCATCATCCACAAACGAGTCGCTGGTTTAATCAGCGTTGCTAAGGCTTTCCATCGATCGGTCTGCACGGACTTGACTGCATTGGCTTCGTCAACAATCACAAGGTCAAACCCGCCAGCTTCCAACTCTTCGCGCACTACCTTGACGCCATCAAAGTTAATGATGACAAATTCGTAGTTGCCCTTGATGATGTTTTGCCGCTGTGTGCGCGAGCCCTGCGCAATGGCTACCGTGCGGTGCATGACCGTCTTGAATAAGTCCGATCGCCATGCAGTCTCCATAATCGATACGGGGCAGACAATCAGGACTCGCTTGACTTTGCCCTTGGTCATAAGGTAGTCGGCAGCCCACGCCGCGGCGCTGGTCTTGCCTGTACCTGCCTCGTTAAACACGAAGCACCGAGGGTTGAGCGTGAGGAACTCTGCTGTTGTGCGCTGATGGTCAAATGGGGTGAACATGCCGGGCCACTTATACCGGCTTGCAATGGGGCTAGGCACATCCTTGATACCTATATTGCGAAGCAATTGCACTTCGTCAAAATCCCAGTTCACAATGATCTGATCGACATCGCCATTGCTGGCAAGTACTTTACTTTTAGGGATGATCGCAGTGATCTGCCCCGCCTTGCGTGTGTTAAACACAAGGGCTTTATCTTCAACAATCTGCATATGCTTTGACTAGAGGTGACAAAAATAGCCGGGTAGCACTGCTACCCGGCAAAAAGAACAAACCATGAAACGACCTAGAGTTACGGCTCTAGGTGTTTGAATCTTACATTACTTTTTGCGCTCGCGCTTGGAAATTTGCGATTTCATTGCGCCGGTTTTGGTGCGGGAAAAGCTGGTGTTTTCCGACTGAGGCACTGCTCTGAGGTTAGCCATCTTCAATGGAGAGCCGCCTTTTGATAGGGCTTTCTTATGGTCAATGTCTACCGTGCTTGGCAGGTTGCCATGCTCTTTCTCGTATTCCCTACGAGCTTGGTTGCGAATGGATCGCTCTTTGATTTGTTTGGGAGTGCCTTGGTACTTAGCGTACTCGGCGGCATAGTCGCGTGGTTTAGCCATGATGGTGATCGCATGAAGAGACCGGGCAAAATTTGCACAGGGCTGACGCCCGAGGATTCCATACCCCTACGTCAACGGCTGCTTCGATAGCCCCTGCTCTGCCTGCCCATTTCGACAGAATCTCGGGGAGTTGTGTACGTTTGAACTCGGCCTTAATGATGTCCCCAACCACGACAAAAAGCAAGACCCCTCGGACGGTATCGACTTCTGGAAAGTGCAACATAACCATTGCTGCCATGAGTTCAAGCTGTGCGGTATCCGCAAACCGGCTGGATTTGCCGGTCTTGTAGTCAGCTACCCGAGCCACCTTTCCGTTTGGGCTGATGGCAAGATAGTCCGGTATGCCTCTGAACCATACGTCTTTGTCAAAGAATCCACACGGGCTAAAGTCAGCTCGGATAGCCATGCGTTCTTCGCACAGGATTGTTCCTTGCGCGGCAGCGAGAGGTTCCACGAATGGGCGGTACGCCGCAAAAGTTGCCGGAAGTTCAACTCCATCTTTGATGAAGTCTTCAAATGCTTTGTGTACAGCGGTTCCATAGAGAGTTGCTTCAGTGTCTTTTGATTTAAATTTTTTGAGAATACGGACTTCATGGTACCTGCGGGGGCATCCTTCGTAGTCTTTGATTGATGAGTAAGAATGTGCGAGTGCCATAGGATTAAACAAAAGGTTTGTTGGGGCCTCCAGTTTAACAGTCTCCGTAGCTTTCCCCTATACCTGATTCGCATGCCAGTGGCAAGCCGACTGCCCACTTGGGGTTCCAACTCATGCACTCCTCCAAATAGGCTTGGGCCTCAGCGGCTTCTTCCTTCTTGGCAATGATCGCAATGGCGTCATGCACCGTTAGTACTACTTTGTACCGCTTGGATACTCGCAGCATCTGCTCAGCTACGACCTGCCGAGCTACCGCCTGACAGACATTCTCCACAACCTTACCGCCATAGATACGAACGGGTAGCCCTTTAGACATGTACACAAGCTCGCGCTTGCCATCGTCCGCTACGTGAGCCCGAAGCCCGGGGTACTGGATATGCAACCCGCTTGGAAGCGTGAGCCCTTTGCCGGGTATGGCATGGACGATCCCCTGTGCATCTACCTGCGTTGTCTGCCCTTGCATTAACGCCGTGAGGCCGTTGCCTGCTTT